GGTAAAAGTCGTAACTTCACCTTATCCATGTCCCGTAGGGGCACATATATCGACTAATTTCAATCCCACCTGGGATAAATTAGACTTTCTAATGTGTACCCGCTTAATCGAAACGGTCACAATTCTTAGATTTTACATTTGAGTGTCTTAAGACAATCTTTGTAAACTTTAGGAACCATTACCGTAACGTCGGACCTGGCTGAGAGTGGTAGTTCTTGTTGAAGACAAGACGATCTTATCCTTTTTCGAAGATACTCTACAGATTTGTAGCGTTTCTGAAATTTTCGGAACTCTTTAAATTCGAAAATAACTGTCGGTTCAATTACCTCCAGATTTTCAATTGAAGAGCTTTCAGCGATTTTTGTCATATGGAAAACATTTCTATATTTGATATACAAATGTTTTGGGATACGGAAAATCTCGCTGCCGTCAATTTCAGACACTTTTACAAGCGTGCGTCTCAACAATTTGAAGAAATAGATTTCTTTGTCCAGGAGAGTTGCCTCTCTTGTACTTTCAAATCCAAGTCCTCCAAATTCTGTTGAGATGTCCACACTCTGTAGTGTGTTTTCGAGAAGGGATTTTGCTTTCGAAACGAACAAAGGTTTGTTCTCTGGCTCAATCTCAAGTGCAAGGCGCAAATTTTGAAGATAATTATTTACTTTCGAAATTGCACCGAAACACCCAGTACGAGCATGAGAGAATTTACCTTCAGGAGAACGGAATATAAGTTGAGAGTTTATTGAACCCCAGTCAGTGGATTGATAATTTTTACCAACCGATGGCTTAAGTCCCATACAACTCGCAACTCTCTTCCATTTCTTGATTTGTCGTTCGTTTTCTGAAAACAAGATATCGTCGCCGTTAACACAAGCTTGGATGTCACGCAACTCTTGCTTCTTAACCATACCTATAGTTGCTGCATTAGCAACACAAAGTACGGGAAAAGACATAAGAGAGCCCATGAGTTGTCCGCGGGTTTGCAAGACAGATCCCAGATTGGATGAGGGAGGATAGTGAAGTTCGTGAACTCCACATTCCCACATCACCCATTCTGCCATCTGTTTCGGCAAAACTTTGCATAACTCCTCAGAGGCTATTTGCATGATATCCATGTTTAGGTTATCGGTTGCTGATTCATAGTCACCAGACAAGATAAGTCTCTTCTGACACCAACCCTCCATAAAATCGAGAGGTAGATCTGGACTTGAAGTAAGTTTAAAACAAGGGAATGCTTTCAGTGCGTTCCACATTGCTTTTTGAACTGGCTTCAAGATCCAAAGATCTTCTTCGGCCTTAGTGATCATACGAACTTTTAATGGTTCGGGGATCGCGTGGGCCATAACCTTCGGTAATCTAGATGGTGGGTGGATTGGGTATTCAATTGCTAAGCCAGGCTCAAAGGCTGGGCCTGGCCTATCAATTGGAATCCTAATCTTATCAGAAACTTTTCTTGTTCGGTGAATCTGTATCAGTTCTTCAACGAGATAATCAACAAGAGCTAGACGAGGTAGTTCTACAATCTTTCCAGGTTCAACAGTTTTCTTGTCTATTGAGTACTGATGATATTGGATTCTATAATTATCTCCATTTCGTGATAAGAGCTCATACGCAGGATATATTCTCCTTCTAAGAGGAGGACCATGCGTAGTGTTCTGACCAGCGAGATGAGGATAATTAGAGGAAAGAAATAAGAAGTCAGAAGAAAACTTCCGACCTTTTTCTTTCAGATCCGCCATCGGTAGTACACAATCTACATTAGAACAGAGTTGAATGATTTGGGCAGAGTCCCTCTCATCATCTCGCTTGCAAAAACAGTCATCTATAGACGATATTAGCTGTCCACGATACCCATCCCAAAACTCTGTCTCAACAGAGCGAGGATAGGAATCAGATTGGACATAGCCAAATCGTTGTGAT